AATCAACTAACGTAGGTGGTGTTGTTAAATTAGTACCTTCTAAAGTAATAATATTATCTATTGATATTACATTATCTTCAGGTAATATAACCTCTAAAAAGGGTTTATAATCTTGTCTGGATATAACTCTTTTATATTGTTTAGTAATACCATTTACCACTAAAGCTTGTTTAACTAATTCGTAATTATCTATTCCTCCAGAAGCATTTTTATTAGGTAAAACTTTTCTATTAGGTATACCACTACTACTAAAAGGTGAAGAAAAATCTAAATCCTCCACTAACTCAAACACTTTACCTGCACCTGTTACTTGCGTACCCTTTAATAATATTGGTGCATAACTCTCATCCGCTTTTGTACCATCGTTTTCATCTACTGGTACGATAACAGATAATTCTGCAATAGTTATACTAGGTCTTTTACCAGGAACTTTTAACCCAAAAGTCCTAGCTAATTCTAATAGTGAAGATCTTTCTTGTGCATAATTTATTTGTGTCTCATTGAACATCCTATCTGTGTGAAATGATAACATATCACCTACCGCAGCATTTAACTCTAATAACATCATCCCTACGGAAGCATCATTAAAATCTGATAATACTTCAGGATAATATTGCTGGACAAAACCAATTAATTCTGCCCTTACTTCTGCAAAATTTCTACTATTATAATTTACTTTCTTTTTCATATTTAAAGTGTTATTTCTAAAATATCAGAAGATGCGAAAGTACCATCTATTACTGTGTATTTTAATTCTACTATTATTAATTCTTCTATATCATTTTTTTTAAAATCTATACTATCTACGACTAAATTTGGTATGTATCTTTTTATAGTTTCATTTAAATTATCTTTAATGTCACTATGAGTTATATTATCATTAGGTTCAAAAATAAACTTTTTTAAATCGCTACCAAAATCAGGCATATATAATCTTTCTCCTTTATTAGTCAATAAAAGATGTAATAAATCAGCTTTAATTGCATCTTTATCAGTTTGATTTAATTTAAAGTAAAAACCTCTTTCACTATCCTTAAATGGGAAATCAATATTTATAAATCTTTCTTCTGCCATATGTATATAAATATTCTACAATAAATTTTTTAAAAGAAAAGGTTATATAAAAAAAAAAGGTATCTAAATGATACCTTTTTTTTTATTAGTAAATACTATTTTAAGTAATCTCACAAGCACCACCGGCACAAGCTAATTCACCACTCAAATTTGTTTCATCATCTTCTTCAATTACCTTTGATAAGTCTATTTCACTTAGAGTCTTCATCATTTTTTCATACTCTTCTTTGGTGCAATCTTCAAATGGTGCTTGAACATAAGTTCCACCGTTATAGGGTAAAACAGATAATCCGTTATAATGTTCTCTATTATTCCACATCCATTCACCAGCTAACTCCCAATCTCCTTCTTTTAAAGATATGGTAGCAGATACATTATGTGAATTAGAACCACTATTATGTCCCCCTTTAACCCATTTAGTTGCCACTGTTTTAACTCTTTCTAATAAATCAAATGGAGACTCAGTTCTTAAAATTGATCCTTTAGGTGCTTTCTGTGGTATAGAAATAACTGCAGTATCATGTCCTCTAAAATAGTCATCCTCTATTAATTCTGGATGATTAGTATTAAGATAACCATACATTGATTCATTTTTACCTACTCTAACTCTTCTAATATAGTAATCATTATGCCACGCATGTATTCCAGAAGAAGTACCTAATGTAAGTGAAGTAGTTCCTGCAGGTTTAACAGTAGTCGTTCTAGCAGATTTATTAATTCCAATTAATTTAGCAACCCTACTATTTTCTCTTTTAACTACTTTAGCTGCCTCTTCCATATCATAACCTAAAACTCTACCTGAACCGATACCAGTCATACTAACACCAATTAAAGCTTCTTTTTCTGTAGTTTCCTGCCAAATATCTCTTAAATAATGAAAATGTGTATATCCAGCTTGTAGTGTACCTATAAAAGCTGCAGCTTTAACTCTTTGGTTTAAATCTTCTTGTGATTCAATGTTTGATACATTAACTTCACATAAATTACAAAACTGATAAGGTCTCAGAGCTATTTCACAACAAGGATTAGTACCCCAATCTTTATCATTATTAAAATAAATACCTGGCTCACCAGACCCACTTAACTCAACTCTTTTCCATAAATCTAAAAAGAATTCCTTAGTTATCTTATGTCTCATTAAACAAGCTGAATTATTAGATCTACCTCTTTGTGGATTTGTTTCCCACCAATTACCTGATTTACATCCTATCATTTCTTGATCGTCTGCAGAAAATAAACTAATTAATGCTGCTCTACGAATACCACCTGCTAATACTGCATCTGCAATATGACATACAATATCGTGAACCTCTAAAGTAGTTAATTGTTCACCATCTTCTTTTTCACTTAATATTCCAGTTATTTTAACGATACATTCTTTTAATGGTTGAGGTCCTGGTGCCTTACCTCCTGATGTAACTAATCTAGCACCTTTAGGTCTAATATCTGAATAATCAAATACTATTCTAGAACTCTTACCATTAAGATATGATTTCATCAATAATTTAATTGCATCTGCCCAACCTTCTATTGAGTCGCTAATTAAAAATCTTTTTGTTCTTTTCTCATAAGGTTTATTTACTGGTGGTAACTTCTCAACATGATGTTTTTGTACTGAGTAACCTACACCAGTTCCACCTAACAATAAAAACATACACTCACTAAAAGAGTCTATATGATCGATAGGCATATATGCACAATTATAAATTCTATTAGGTGATATTTCAATTGGTTTACCACCAAATTGCATACTTCTCATTGAGGGTAATACTTTTTTGTCATATACAAACTGATATGCTTCATCTATTTTATCCGCTATATTAGGATATCTTTTTTGATGCATTTCTTTATTACGGGTAACTAATTCATTCCACGTCTCTCTTCTATTTAATTCCGGTAGATATTTTGCATACTTCATATATACAGTAATATCTGATAAAATTTTGCTTGATAACTCCATTTTTTAACTACTTAATTTAATTATTATTATTATTAATTTTCCCCTAATGTCTCTCTTTTCTTTTTCATGGCATCTATAACCAATTGAGACTTTCTCTTCTCCTCACCGTTTTGGTGTTCTAAGAATGAAACGTCACTAGAAATACTAGTGTCTATTTTTAATGATCCGTTATCAAATAATATATCTTCGAATATAATACCATCTTTACCGAATCTAGACTTTAGTATTGCCATAGTAGCAGTACCTTCTTCTTTTTGTTCTAAAGTCTTAGCTACTGAGATAATAAAGTGTCCAATTTGTCCTTTTTTAATTGAACCACCAATCATATCTGCTTTCACTACATCCGCACCTATAGAACTTCTATTACCTTGTACTGCAGTCCACCCAACAACGTCTAATTCAGATATCATAGTTTCAAACTGTCTCATAACGTTTCCTTCACCAGCATATTCATCTTTAAATTGTTTAGTGGGTACAACACAATCCATATAATCAATAAAAACTACATCTGGCTTTGTACCATTAGATGTTAGTTTTCTTAAATATTGTTTTATATGATTAATTGTTGTGCCATCACTCGGCATCTTCTTTAAAATTAGATTTCCTTCTTTTTCCTTAAACTGAGGTAATAAAGCTTTAACCTCTTCTTTTCTTTCAGTTAATTCATTTAATGGTATCTCACTCCAACATGTCATATGTTTTCTTTGAATAACTTTTGGGTTATCCTCAAAAAATATTTGTACTACATTATAACCTAAGTTATAAGCAGTATTAGCCATACGAGTTATTAAAGTGGTTTTACCAACACCAAATGGTGCTAATATAACCCCTAATTCACCTTTTGATAAACCACCATCCATTAAATTATCTATTCCAACTAGTCCTGTTGGAACAGGATTTCTAAAATCATCACTTAAAACTTCGTCTATTGCATGAAAAACATCAATTCCATTATCTTTTTCACCCCCTACTGCCAAAGCTTCTTTTAAGATATCCTCACATTCATCATATCTATCAAAATCACCAGAATCTAATATACCTTGTATTTTATTGGTTGCCTTTTTAAGTTCTTGTTGTTTACAAAATTTAGTAGCAACTTCTTGTGTATGTAGACAATCTTTACTATCTGAATTTTTTACCTCTTTAACCATTTCAATCGCAGAGTCTTTAGCAATATCTCTTTTTATTTCTACTCTTATAAGTTGAAAAATAGTGTCGTAAGTAGGTATTGTTTCATAACTTTCATAGTAATTTTTAATGTTAGCAACAATTATTCTAAGATATTCGTTATCAAAGTATTTTGGATCGATTATATCAATAATCTCCTCACAAAATTTATTATCTTCAATTAATTGTTTGACTAACTTAATTTGAAAACTCCACCCTAAATAACCTAAATTTTTTTCTTTTTCTTTAGTCATTCTTTAATCCTTTTTGATTTATTAATAAATATACACTAAAGCGTGTAACCACAATATTCATGACTATATTTTTTTAAACTTAAGCCATTCTGTATAATAGAGATGATTTCAGGAATAATTCCTCTTATATCAACATCGTATCTTACCTTTGGTGGGTAGTCATTACCACTAAATATCTTTTGTGCTACGACTCTTCCTTTAACCTTAATTTGTAGTGTAAATAAATCTTCGTTTTCATATATATCATGTCTTAGTTCATCTAATTCTTCAGTAGTTTGAACCGCATATGGGTTATAATATCTCCACAAATAAAAATTACTTTTTAATTTAAATTGGTTTTTTATAACTTCAGTTGCATCATCGATAACATCTTTAATTTCTACTGATTTTAAACTTTTTTCATTATAACCGTTTATATGGAAATTTCTACCAACTATAGGTTTACCATTAATCAATAATAAAAACTCATAAGGAAGATTATCATATCTTTTTTTCATAATTTTTAATTTTTAATTTTACTAAAATAACTTTTTTCTTTTTTTATTATTCGTAAAAACGGTTGTAAAAAGTTAATATAACCATCTCTACCCCCAGGTATTGCCATTGTTAATCCGTCCTCTAACATCATCTTAATTACATTTTTAGTCGTCCTATTTTCGGGGTCAATAGGAGAACTAAATAAATCATTTAAAATAGTTTTAGATTGTTCAGTTAACAAAGGTTTTTTTAGATTAATAATTTTTTCATTTACCTCAAAAATACTTTCACCTTGTATTCCCACAGTAACTTTATTAATTATGTTATCTAATGTTTTCAATCTACTTTTTCTTTGACTTTGAATTTCTTCAATTTTACTAAAAATTTCTTCCAATGTCAAAGTTTTGGAAGAAAATTCTGGAAAATATTTTATTAATGTTTTTTCACTAACACCTTTTATACCTTTTATATTGTCACTTGCATCACCAGAAATCATTTTTAATAACTTAACATTACTGTAATGATGTGTAAAATACTCGTTATAATTTGTTATTGTAACTATGTTTCTAAGATTAAGAACATAAACGCCTACTCTTTCATTTAATAGTTGTAACATATCTCTATCATTAGTCATTATTACAACTTTTTCATTGTCTTTGATTTGGTTACAATAATAACCTATTCCATCATCCGCCTCTACAACCTCATCAATAAACTGACGAATAAAAAGTTCTTCACAATAATCAATTACTCTTTCTTTTTGAATATATAGTTCGGGTTCTGATGGTGGTTGTACAGAATAGAAATCTTTATCTCTATTACCTTTATAATCTTTATAGATATCATATCTTAACCTACCACTAAAAACACCGTCCCAAAACACATAAACTCTATCGTATCTGTATTCATTAAGATTTTTTCTTAACATAGTTAAGAATTGAAAAATTCCACCTATATGGTTTTCTTTATAATAAAGATTTTTAGCACCATGATAGGCGGTTTTTAACAATGAATCACCATCTACTAATAGAGTGTGTGTATATTTAGGTTTTTTAGTTGGTCTGGACACTTAACATATTGATTACATAAAAATTATTGATCCGCATATTCTACGGGTGCATCAATATGTTCTCCTTCTTCTATTGTAAAATCTACTTCTTCACCAACACTATCAAATACCGTAGACCAATATTCTTTATAGTCGGATTTATAAGAATCAATAGCTTTCTTATCGTCTTCAATAAATCCATGTGTGGTCGCCAGTATTCTACAATCAGCATAACCTAAACCATTCATATGGTTTTTGTGTATACCTACTTTAGTTCTAACTGCGAAGTTTACTTTACGTCCTTTATTTGTTGCATTTAATTTAGATACACCTGCACTTTTTTGATTCCCAAAAAGGAATACTAACGCACAAGATAAATAAATTGATTGACCACCTTTTGGTTGGATTCTGGGTTGACTGAATGGATTATCAGGTAACTCTACCCAAGGTTGATTAACAAACACCATTGTATTAGTGTAAGGAGAACTCTCTTTACGAGAAGAAGTTATCCTTTGAGCCATTCCCATACCCCATTTTTCTGATATTACTCTGGCAGTATGTTGATTACCACCTTTTCCTTCAAAACTCATTTTACAAGGTATAGTACCTATAGAGTCCCATAGGAATACAATATCATGTGGTATATCTCCTTTTGATTGTGCATCTAAAATTTCAGTTACATATTCAAAAGCTTGTTCAATGTATTCAAACCCTAATTTATATAATAAAAATCCATCCCAATAAGCTTCTACTTCACCTGTACTTTCATCTACTTCTTCAATATATTCAGTTTCTAAACCCATTTGTTTGGCATGTTCAAAACTAAATTTTTGTTCTGTTATAATGAATATTGGTAATATACCTTTTTTCTGTGCGTCTACATACTTATCACTTGAAGAAAATTTTTTACGTATACTAGAAAAATCACTTGTTTTTTTCTTAATTGGTTTCTTAGCCATATATTTTTTTTTAAAAAAATAGGTCACCTAAAAAGATGACCCACTTTTAACATTTATA